CGACAGAGCGATGGTAACCCTCAAACGGGGAATGCTAAGGGATTCAAGGGAAATACTAAGAATTCCAACCGGTCTTAAGCGACCGTCAAAGAATAAAAGTATTAAAATGTAATAAAGGCATCAAAAAGCGCCGTCATTCAATTTTTAAAAAGCAACGTGTAATTCATTAAAAATAATTTTAAAATGCGTCAGACAAAATTTTTACCCCCCGCACGGCAATGTTTGAGGGGACCGTACCCAGCATGCATGAATCACGATTTTTTTGAATTTTTTAAATTTTTTTACGTAGGGGGCTGATTATTTTCGGGAAATTCCCTATTTTTTTGTGAAAGGAGATTGAAATTAATGTCAAAAACGAACAAAAATGTTAAAAAGAACGAAATTTCAACCACTCCTCCGAAATATTTAGGTGAAACAGCTAAAGAAATGTATCGAACTTTGGCAAAATACTTAAAAAATGATGGAAAATTAGACAAAATTGATGAAAATTTGGTAGTTTTATATGCCGCTACTTATGAAATTTACTTTGAAGCCTATGACCATATTCAAAAGCATAAAGAAGTTCAAGCGATTTATCATTCGGTTCAAGATTCCACCGGAAAGATTATTGCAAAAGACTTTTCAGGTTATCGAAAGAACCCGTCTGTAACGATTTATTCAGACGCTGTGGCTAANCTAGCCAATCTCGGTAGTCAGTTAGGTTTATCTCCTAAATCGCGTGCAGAACTTGAAAAAATCGTTCAGCCGAAAGATGACGGCGATGATGAAAGCGTTGATGACCTTCTTAATAAAGGAGGTGGTTCATTCTGATTGATAAAGTTGATTTGAGTTCAACACATGATGTTGAAAAAGCGTTCAAAGCAATTGACTTCCTTCCTATTATTAATGAATACAAAGACCCTGCTACAAAATATGCTTTCAATATATTGAGTGGCAAACAGGAAGCGGGATATTTTATCAAGCTCGCCTGCTTTCGTCACTTGCAAGATTTAAGACGTACTGAAGATAATCAAGAAGATTTTCCTTATCACTACGATTTACAAGAATGCCATCGCATATTAAACTTTGCTTCGATTTGTCCCGACGTCAATGCTGGAAAGCCGTTGCCGTTGATGGATTGGCAAAAAACAATTCTTTGTTTGGCGGTTGGCTGGCGAAATGAATACGGATATAAAAGATTTGATCGCGTGCTTTTGTCAGTTGCCCGTGCGAATGGAAAATCGTATCTCTGCAACATTTTGCTATGGTATGCGTTTCTGATTGAAACTAAAAACACGATGAATGCCGATATTGGTTACATAATGCCGGTTTCTGAGCAACAGAAAAAAACATGGCCGTATCTACAAACTACCGGTCATCGACTAGAGGAATATTCAGGTTTCAAGAAAGATTTCTTTAAGAAATACGATATTGCGATTCAGGAATTAGGAATTCAGTCAAGAAAAACACATAACAAAATACTTCGTTTGAGTAATGAAGCGGGTCAATTCGATTCGTTTCATTTTTTGTATTGTGTTCGTGATGAAGCCGGTGATCCTCGTTATGCAAAGTATGACAACTTAGGGAAGATTACCTCAGGGCAGTTGACCGTTCACAACCATCAATTGATTGAAATATCGACTGCTTATGACAGTATCGACACGAAGTTCTATGCCGATGAGCAACGGCTCAAAGAAGTCATGGAAAAGGATTTTGACCGCAAAGAAGATAACTACCTTTGTTTGGTTTGGGCGCAAGATTCGTTGATGGAGTTCCGTGAACCAAAGACGTGGATTAAATCCAATCCGATTCTTGGACTCGATAAAGACGGCAGTGTTCTTGATGCCATGATCAAGTCAAGAGACTCAAAGGATGCCGATGGTTCGCTAAACGAATTTCAAAACAGAAACCTGAATATGTGGCTTCAAGTCAAGACTGATAGTTACTTGAAACTGAAAGATATTGAGAATACTCGAATTAATGAATTCGATATTAAAAATCGTGAAGTATTCATCGGGCTTGATATTTCAATGGACTCTGATAATTCGGCATTGGGATTTGTATTTCCTTATGTTGATAAGAACAATCAGCCACGATTTCATTTCATGCAACACAGTTTCATACCATGGCAGCGTGCCGGATCAATTGATTCAAAGGAAAAGCAGGATAACGTGCCGTATAGGAAGCTTGCCGAACAAGGTTTCTGTTCGATTACAGAGAATGAATTCGGAATTATTAGTGTTCAACAGATATTTGATTGGCTTGTGGATTTTGTTACTACAAACAATTTAAAGGTTTCCTTGTTTGGTTACGATATTTTGGGTTATTACCGCATTCAAGATTTGAAAGATACGGTAGCTCGAAACTTTCCCAGTTGGCCTGTCGAAGCAATTACTCAAAAGACTTCGGATCTTCAGAATCCGGTTAAATTTATGCAAGAAGCATTTATAACGGGCGAGGTTACACATTTCAAAGACTTGATCATGGAGAAAGCCTTACGGAACGCTGTGACAAAGACGAACAACGTGGGGATGTATATTGATAAACCAAAATCAAGTTACAAGATTGATGTTGTTGACTCTCTGGTTAACGCATTAAGTCAGGCAATGTTCTACTTTGACGATTATTCGGATTTCAACAGTGAATTCGAAAAGTTCAAGAGAATGTCTGATGAAGAAAGGCTGAAAACCGGCATACAAAAAGGTTTTATAGATAAGGAGTTCGCATGATATTCAAAACAATTTTAAAAGCATTTTGGCGTTATTTTGACGTGATTTGCTTTGTTTTTGCCCTTGTTTGCATCAACTTTGGGGCGTTTTTAATCTTTAATAAAATAGTTTGGATTACATCGGGCCTATCTCTTGCTTTGATTGGTTGGCTTTCAGAAGTTGCCATTGATAGCAAAGAAGGAGGTGACAAATAATGCCATTGTTTCATTCTAATTTTCATATTAGAGATTCGACCACTGGTGAAATATCTGGAACACCGATTGACGACTGGACAAGCATAATCAATTTCTTGAATCCAAAGAATGATCATTATATCAGTGCTTTTCGTGCTTTGAAAAACCCAGATATTCATTCTGCTGTAATGCAATTGTCAGGTGACCTTGCAACAGCAACATTAACCGCAAACGGTCCAAGAGCACAAGGCATTTTGGATAATCCTTCTGCAACTGCAAACGCTCGAACGTTTTGGGTTACAATGTTTGCTCAAATGATTTTAGGCGGTGAATCTTTTGCCTATCGTTGGCGCAATGCAAATGGTATTGATGCTCGTTGGGAATATTTGAGACCATCACAAGTTCAGGTTTATGAATTGTCAGACGGTTCGGGATTGACTTATAATCTTTCCTTTGATGAACCAGACATTGACATGATGGAAAATGTGCCACAATCCGATATGATTCATTTGAGATATTTTTCAATGAATGCCATGACTGGATTTAGTCCGTTATACTCTTTGGTTAAAACGTTGGATATTAAAAAGCAGTCCGATGTTCTTACATTAAAAGCATTGGCTCAATCAGTAACCGCAAACAGTGTTTTGCAAGAGCCTGCACAGGTTGATGATAATTACGCGATGGCAAGATCAAAGACACTCATGAAGCAACTACAAACGTCTGGTGGTATTCCTGTTGTTCTCGCACCCGGCGAAACATTTACACCTCTGGAAATTAAATCGAATATTTCTAGCTTGTTAAGTCAGGTTGATTGGACTTCAACGCAGATTGCTAAAGCCTTTCAAATTCCGGATTCATATTTAAATGGTCAAGGAGATCAACAATCTTCGCTTGATCAAATTGAAGGTTTATATGCCAATACGTTAAACCGTGATATGAATATGGTTTTGAGCGAACTAAATAATAAATTAAATGCAAATATCACAGCGGATATAAGAAAAGCAATAGACCCGCTTGGAAACGATTATGCAACCGCATTACTAGCCAGCAAGAATTTAACGGCTGCTCAAGTTTTTATTGCCCTTAAAGAATCTGGTTATCTTTCACAAAATGTTCCGAACGGTGTGGCAGCAGATCCGCCACAGGAAGGAGAAAATGTTGACAGTACAAATTGATGTTAAAAACGACATTATTGGTGCCGATTCAGAACCAATGTATCAATTCTTCGGTATGAATTATGTTGCTCCAGAGCAAATTCAAAACGCTCTGGCAAGTGCTAAAGCCAACGAAGATATTGAAATTGATATTGATTCCAATGGCGGTGAAGTAAGTGCTGCAAGTCAAATTTATTCAATGCTTAAAGCTTATCCAGGACAAGTTAATGTCTTTATTCAAGGCATTGCCGCTTCTGCTGCTTCTATCATTGCGATGGCTGGTGACAAGATTTCTATTTCACCAACGGCACAGATTATGATTCACAAATGCTTGGCTGCGACTGATAGTGCTAATGCTGATGAGCTTCGTCAAATGGCTGCTCAAAATGACAGCGTTGATATTGGAATTGCTAACGCATACATGCTGAAAACGGGGATGAGCCAAAGTGACTTGTTCCAATTAATGAGCAATCAAACCTTTATGGATGCCAAAACAGCAATTGACAAAGGCTTTGCAGACGAAATGGCATTTACAAGCAAAACTCAAACCGCAAGTGATAAAGCTCCGGTGTTTGCTAATTCCATTGCAAAGTTGCCTTCAAGAGAAACGATTGATAAATTCAATCTTCTCATGGGCAAAGCAAAAGCCTTTGACAAAATCAGTGAAGCACAAATACCTTCTGAAGAAGATTCAGAGGAAGTTGCACCAAAAGAAAATAAAAAAACTAATAGTCAGTCATCGTTAAGACAACGCAAGCTGGCTATTTTATTAGGAGATAAAAAATGAACGTAAACGAAATTAATGATGCATGGGTTGCTTCTGGACAAAAAGTTTCAGACCTCAATGCAAAAATTAACACTGCCGTCCTCGATGACGAGAACTATGATGAAGCAGCTGTTAAAGATTTGAAAGGCCAACGTGATAAAGAAGTATCACGCCGCAACGACTTGAAAGATGCTTTGGAACAAGCTCGCAAAGATGCCAAAGTTATCAAGCCAAAGCAAGAAGTCAAAGATGTTGTTTCTGATGTTAAACCAAAGAAAGACATCGTAGAAATCAAAAAAGATTTCGTTAATAACTTTCGTGGGTTAATTAGAAATGATCCACGTGTTTTGAATATGCTGACTTCATCGACTGATGACCCAGCAACTGTTGCCGGTGCTCTTGGTTCTGGTTTGGTTATCCCTCAGGATATTGAAACTGCTATCAACACATTAGTTCGTCAGTATGCTTCTCTTCAACAATATGTAAAAGTTGAATCAGTTGGTACGCAAACCGGTTCTCGTGTATATGAAAAGTGGACTGATGTTACTCCATTGGCCGACTTGGATGATGAGACCGCAACGATTGGTGACAACGATGATCCTCGTTTGACTAAAGTTTCTTACGCTATCCATCGTTATGCTGGGATCAACACGGTTACTAATTCTCTGTTGAAAGACACTGATGAAAATATTCTTGCTTGGCTTGAAAGCTGGATTGCACGTAAAGTTGTTGTTACTCGTAACCAAAAGATTTTGAGTGCCGTTTCTGCTTTGCCTGGCAAGCCATCTATTGCCAAGTTCGATGATGTTATCAACCTTGCTGATACTTCTGTCGACCCTGCAATCATCAATACTTCTGTATTTATGACTAATGTTTCTGGTTGCGCTAAGTTACATCAAGTCAAGGATGCCTTTGGTAACTACTTGATCCAGCCAAACAACCAAGCAGGTATGGGTATGACAATGCTTGGTCATCCAATTGTTATGATTTCTGACCGTTGGCTACCATCTGCCGGAACTGCTTCAGCTCCACAATATCCTCTGTATTATGGTGATCTTTCACAAGCCGTTACTTTGTTTGACCGTGAAAACATGGAATTGCTCTCTACAAACATTGGCGCTGGTTCATTTGAGAAAGATCAGACGAAGATCCGTGTTATCGATCGTTTCGATGTTGAACCGACTGATACTGAAGCCTTTGTTGCTGGTTCGTTCACTGCAATTGCTGACCAGCAAGCTAACTTCGCTGCAAGCTCTAGTTCATCTGCAAGTTGATTATTTTTATAGCGACTAAGGCTTAGAAACTTACGAACAGGGTGAAAAGCCTGTTGGAAAGGGCAATTTATGACAGTTCAATTAGCGGATTTAAAGAATTCTGTACGTGTTGATGCTGATACGGACGATGCCCTACTTCAAGGTTATATAACAGCCGCTGTTGCCTATTTGACTAATGCAATTGGCGCAGACGATGCCAATAAAACTTTTTATTCCCGTTCTGATGTATCTCCGTTATTTGATACGGCCACAATTGCTCTTGCAAGTGCGTATTACACAAACAGAGATGCGTTAACAAATGTTTCTGCTACTCCCGTACCTTTGGTTTCAGATAGTATCATTCATCAATTAAGGATGATGTGGGA